ATCCCGCCGCTGATCAGCCAGTATCTGAACCTGACCAAGAACTCTTCCCTCGCCATCGCGACCGGCTACATGGACGTGCGCAACACGCGCGCGAACGACTAGAAAGGCAACGACAATGCTCACCGACGCAGAAATTGCTTCTCTCGCGAACTTCCGCACCGAGATCGTCCCCGAAGTGGACACGGTCTACGGCGCGTCGAACGATCCCGTCAACTCGACGACCGCGCAGGTCACCACGCTCGGCTCGTTCGTCGAGATCTCGTTGCTGTTGCCCGACGCGGCGACGACGACGTACAAGTACACGATCCCGGACAAGATCGAGATCATCGACGTCATCTGCATCAAGGATGCGGCCGGCGCGGGCAACACCCTGCAGCTGAATAACGGGTCGGGAACCGCCATCAGCGACGCCATCGCATTCGCCGTCGACAAGACGGTGACGCGTGCCGGCACGCTCGACAAGGCGACCCGTGTGATCTCGGCGGGCGGCGAGCTGCAGGTCACCAACACGCGCGCGGCGGGTAGCTCCGCTGGCGCCGTGTTCATCAAGGCGATCCGCCGCGACTAGTAACAGAACCGAGGAGGGGCGCGGCGTAGGCTTGCCGATACCGCGCCTGTCCTCGGTCATTTTGTAAATCGCCGAGGAGAGGACAATGGCATCGATCGATCGCGAGACACTTCGAGGCAGCATCCGTTTTCTCGGCGACTTCCAAAATGTTCGGCGCTTCCCGGACGCGGACCTCAACCGTGAGATCCAGCGCAAGTTCGACCGCTTCTGGTCGATCGTCGACGACGCCAACGAGGGTTGGTGGGACACGGAGGGCACCGTCACCACGGTCAGCGGGCAGGCGTACATCGCCCTGCCGACGGACGCGAAGACGGTCAAGGCCGTCGATCGCCTCGACGGTACCGAGCACCGCGAGATGGCGCAGGTCGGCATCAACGCGCGCAACCGCTACGGTTCGACGCAAGGCGAGCCGGTCGCGTATCGCCTCAGCGCGCGCGGGCTCGAGCTGCTGCCGACGCCGAACGCGGCGTACACGCTGCGCGTGATCTACACGCCGAAGCCGGCGACGCTCGACGAGAACACCGCCCGCGAGTGGTACGAGGGGTGGGAGGAATTCATCATCAACGCTGTCATCGTCGAGCTCAAGGCGCGCGAGGGTATGCCGCTCGGCGACTTCGTCGGCAAGCTCGACATGGCCGAGAAGGCCCTGCGCGCGAGCGCGTCGAAACGCAAGCAGCAGGAGCCCGAGTACCTCGTGCTCCGCGAGCGCGACGACATCGACCCGTTCAACGACGGGGTCTATTAGCGTGGCGGGTCGACGTAGCACAGCGCCGCGCCCGGTGACTTCGGCCCAGGTGCCGGGTGTCGACGATCCGAAGGTACAGCGTGCGCTCGATGTCTTGAGCGGCGCTGTGTCGGATCTGCAGACACGCCGCACCGGTACGGTGTCTGTCACCGGCAGCCGCGCCGGTGGCGACGCGCTCGAGAACCTGCTGACGGCCCTCGCTTCCTTGGGAATCATCACCGACGACACGACCGCGTAAGGAGAACATCATGCCGACGCTACCGAACATGGGACTCATCACGCCGACCCTCGGCGGCGACAGCGGCACGTGGGACGACAAGATCAACGCCGCTTTCGCGCTTGTCGACGCGCACGATCACACGTCGGGTAAGGGCGTCGCGGTCCCGGTGTCGGGCCTGAACATCAACGCGGATCTGCCGATGGGCGGCTACGCGCTGACGAACCTGAGCAAGATCTCCTTCTCGACGATCGCCGCGCCCTCGAGCGGCAGCAAGGCGCTCTTCGTCGGCGCCGACAACGAGCTCTACTGGCGCACGAATGCCGGTGTCAACGTCAAGCTCACCAACGGCACGTCGATCAACACAACACTCGTTGGCGGCATCGTCGGAGACTACGCGGCAGTCGGCGCCGAGGTCGCCTTCGACGACGCGAACAAGCGCTACACGTTCAAGGACCAGAGCTCGCCGTCGAAGAAGTGGGCGCGCCTTGCTTCGGGTCCGGTGCGCATCTTCGAGTACAACACGACCGAGAGCGTCTACGTCGAGCACGCTGTCGATGCCGCGCTGGCCGCGTCGTACACGGTCACGTGGCCGGCGGCGCTACCCGGCGCGAAAAGCCGCATGTACATCAGCGCGGCCGGCGCCGTCAGCTTCACGCCGGACGACGAGGTGATCGCACTACCCGGCGCCGCGTGGCAGAGCAACGATGGTAGCTACAACGGCTCGTTCGGTCTCGCCGTGGCCAAGACGTCGGGGACGACCACGTACGTCCTGCCGGTTCCGCTTCGCACCGGAGACACGATCAAAACGATCACCGTCGCTGTGCTCGGCAATGTCGCGGCGGACGCCGACATCTCGAGCTTCGAGGCTTTCGTCGTCACGGCGGCGGGTAGCCGCACGTCGCTCGGATCGACGTCGTCGACGAACGTGCCGAACGCCTACACGGACGTCACGCTCAACGTGACCGACACAACGCTCGCTTCGGGCGAGACCGTGTTCGCTGTGATCACCGTCGATCCGGGCGCCGGCGCGACGGCGCTGTCGCTGGGCAACACCCGTATCACCTACACGCCGAGGATCTAATCGTGGCGCTTCAGGAACAACACGTCGCCTTCAAGTTCGCAGGCGGCGTCGAGACCAAGATGGACTCGAAGGCGGTACCGTCCGTGCGGTTGCTCGCCCTCGAGAACGGTGTGTTCTCGCGCGCGATCTCGATCAAGAAGCGCAACGGGTACGAACGCCTCGCTCGCGCGATCGATGGCAGCGTGTCGCTCATCAGCGACGCCAAGCGCCTCGCCGCGCGCGACGACGAGCTACTGTTGCTCACGCAGAACCGCTGCTATTCGAAGCAGACCGGCGCCGACCAGTGGACGGACGCAGGCGCTCTCGTCGCCCCGGTCGGTAGCGATCGCCCCGTCGTTCACACAGGCACCGCGCAGACGACGCCTGACCACGCGACGCTCAACGGCGTCACGGTCTACGCGTGGGAAGACAGCCTCGGCGGCGTGTACTGGACGACGGTAGACGCCGAGAGCGGCCGCGTGTACCGCGCCCCTACGCAGGCAAACGCGAGCGGTCAGCGCCCGCGCTGCGTCGCGAACGGCGACGCGCTGCACGTATATTACGCGGTGCCAGCGCAGCGTCAGATCTGCGTCCTCGTCGTCAACCCGTCGACACCGAGCGCCGCCGTCAGCGAGCTGGTTGTCGTCGATGACCTCGACACGACCAACCCGGTCTATGACGCGTGCGCGACGGCGCGGGCGGGTACGCCCGCGATCCTCGCGTGGCACGAGTACTCGACGACGAACATCCGCGTCGCGTACGTGACGACCGGCGGCGCGCTCGGCGCGCCCGGCAATGGACACCCGTCGGCGGCGACGGTGGCCGCCGCGCTCAACGCGACATCGCCGCTCGCGGTTGCCTTCGATTACGTCGACGGCACCGCAGGCGACAGCGTTGTGCTAGCGTACACGACCGGCACCGACGGCATCGTGCACGTCCTCACCGGAGGTACAACGACGGCCGCGATCGGCGCGGGTGGCTCCATCCCGGTCCCGACCTGCACCGTCATCGACATCGCGCGTGTCGCCCTCGGGCTGTCCCGGCGCGTCTCGAGCGCACCGACGATGTGGGTCGTGTTCGAAGAGGCCAACGCGCTCGCGAGCGCTAGCCAGCGGTATTGCATCGTCAACAGCGTCACGGTTGCGGGCGGGCCCGGCACGCCGCAGACGATTCGCAGCCTCAGCCTCGCGTCCCGCGTGTTTCAGGCCGGCGCGGACGAGGACACCTTCGCCGTTTTCGTGCACGACACCACGTACTTCAACACGTACCTGACGCTGCGGTTGTCGGACTTCGCGCCGGCCGGGCGCCACCTGCCGGGCTCGGCGTGTGGGCCGACGCGCTCGCACGTGTCGTCGGTGCACGTCGACGACGAGGTCGCGACGCTCGTGCTGCCGTACAAGACGCGGCTCGCCAGCACCAACAACGACAAGTTCACCGAGAGCGCGTTGCGCAGGATCACGATGGACTTCGACAGCGAGGACGCGCTGCAGACGGCGCAGATCTCGCGGGGCCTGTATCTCGCCGCGGCGTGCCCGCAACACTACGACGGTCGGTTGTGGACCGAGCAGGGCTTCCACGTCGGGCCCGAGTACGTCCCGACCCCGGCGCAAGGCACCAACGGCTCGCTCACGCAGACGTCGACGTACCAGTACAAGATCTGGTACGAGTGGACCGACGGTCAGGGCGAGATTCACCGCGGGCCGGAGAGCATCGGCATCAGCGTCACGCTCACCGGCGTCAACGACGAGCTCACTTTCTCGCTGCCGACGCTGCGCGTGACGCGCAAGAGCAACGTGCGTATCTGCGTCGCGCGCTCGCTGCCGGGCTCCACGTCGCGGCACTGGCGCGTGACGTCGCTCGACCCGACGACGACTGGCGCGACGGCGAACGGGTACATCGCCAACGACGCGACGGTCGACACCGTCACCTTCGTCGATCGCATGAGCGACGCCGACCTGCAGCTGCAAGAGGAGATCTATACGGTCGGCGGCATCCTCAGCAACGACCCCGTGCCGCTCGGCTCGCATGTCGCGGCCGGCAAGAATCGCCTGTTCTTCACCGACGCGCAGGCGGGCAACATCGTGCGCTACAGCAAGCGCATCGCGACCGGCTTCGGGGCCGAGTTCGCGCCCGAGCTCATGCACGATGTCGACCCGTACGGCGGAGACATCACGGCGCTCGCGATCATGGACGACGTGGTCTACGCCTTCAAGGCGAGCTGCATCTTCGCCTTCAACGGCGACGGCGCGGCCGAGGACGGCACCAACTCGGGCAACTTCCAGAACACGACGGTCACGGGCTTCTCAAGCTCGCAGATCATCACGTCGGACGTCGGCTGCACCGACCCGGCGTCGATCGTGCTCACGCCGAGCGGGCTCGTGTTCAAGAGCGCGAAGGGCATCTACCAGCTCGACCGCGCGAGGCAGGTTTCGTACGTCGGCGCGCCCGTCGAGGCGTACAACGCGCAGAGCGTCCGGCGCGCGACGGTGCTGCCCGATCGCACGGCGGTCTTGTTCCTCACCGATAGCGGCTCGTCGCTCTACTATGACTACTTGTTCCAGCAGTGGTCGACCTTCACCAACCACGAGGGCTACGACGGTGCGGTCGTCGACAACACGTACCACTACCTCCGCGCGGGCAGCGTCGTCTACCGCGAGACGCCCGGCGAGTATTCCGATGCAGGCACGCGTATCAGGCTGCGTTTCGAAACCGCGTGGCTCCACCTGCTCGAGCATCTGCAGGGCTTCCAGCGCTTCTGGAAGCTGCTCCTGCTCGGCACGTGGTCGAGCCCGCACCAGCTCGGCGTCGCGTACCGGCTCGACTACGACGAGGCGTGGTCGGACGCGTACTACCTCGACGCGACCGGCGACACCGACGAGACCGGCTGGATCACCGGCGACAACGCCAACCCCATCGGAGAAGACCCTATTACCGGGTCGTCCTACGGTGACGGGCTCTACGGTGACGGCCCGTTCGGCGGAACGGGCCCGGATGTCTACCAGTGGCGCTACGGCATCTACGAGGCGGGGCAGGCTATCCAGTTCCGATTCGAGGACTTCGAGAAAGCCGGCCTTGCAGGTGCTAGCTTTGAGCTGACCGAGATGACGATCGTCGGTGGCGTCATGAAACCCGACAGGCGGCCCTTCTCGGGCGCAAGGAGCACCTAGACCATGTCTGGACTTATCGGCGGTGTGAAGAACTGGTTCTTCGGCGGCGACGCCACGAAGGGTATGCAGACGCAGCCGCAGACGGCGGATTGGCAGCGCACGTGGCTGCAGACGTTCGCGCAGCAGCCCGCTACGATGATGGACACCGCGCAGTCCGATCAGGTGCGCGGGCAGCAGAACCAGCTCGCGGGCATGCTGTTCAAGCAGGCGACCGGCGCGACGCCCGGCGCGGGCGAGATGGCCGTGAATCGCCAGATCGGGGCCGGCATGGCGCAGAACACCGCGGCCGCGCAGATGGCTCGCGGCGCCAACGCGGCGCTCGCAGCGCGCAACGCGGCGCGCGCGAACAGCGACCTGTCCGTCAACGGCGCGGGGCAGGCGGCGATCGCGCAGATTCAAGACCGGCAGGCCGCGCAGAATCAGCTCGGCGGCCTGCTCGGTGGCATGCGTCAGCAAGACATCGGCGTCGCCGGCGCGAACCAGCAGGCGCAGTACACGATGCAGGGGCAACAGCTACAGGCGCTCGCGCAGATGCTCGGCGTCGACGTCGCGGCGCTGCAGCAGGACATGGCGCGCCGCGGTCTGAAGATGAACGACAAGGGCATGCTGCCCGGCCTACTGCAGGTCGGCGGTCAGATCGGCGCGGCGTACGCCGGCGGGGGCGCAGGCTAATGGCGCTCTTCGAAGGCGAGGAGATTGTCGACGTCACGACGTCGGACGGGCGGCCGCTCAAGCTACCGCGCAGCGCGATCCCGTCGTCGCTGATGCCGCAGCAGGTCGCGCAGCCCGCCGGCTTCACTGACGAGACGGTGCTCAACGTGACGCCACCGGAGGTCCCGTCGGTCACGGGCGGGCAGCTACCGTTGCTCGATCCGGACACGGGCACGGCGATGCAGTCCGACCCGATCGGGACGAATCCGCCCGCAGCGCCCGCGGACGTCCCGATCGGGATGGTCGACAATCGCCCCGAGACGGTCGCGAAGTCGAACAAGGCGTACGACAAGCAGCAGAAGGCCGCCGCCGCGCAGGCCGCGTCGCCGCAAGGTCAGATGGCGGGCGCCGAGCAGCAGACGCAGACCGCGATCGGTGCCGAGAAGGGCGCCACGATCGACGCGGCCAACGTCGAGGCGGCTTCGCAGGATCTGCTCGGGCAAGCGGCCGAACAGCACAACACGCGCATCGACGATCTCTACAACCAGCGCGCGGCCGCGGCGCAGGAGCGTTTCGAGGCCGAGGAGAAGAAGTTCAACGAGATCGGAACGCTGCGGAAGAAGATCGCCAGCACGAAGATCGACCGCAAGGCGGACCACCCGATTCTCGGCGCGATTGCGATCGCGCTCGCGGGCCTCGGCTCGGCGATGCAGAACCGCTACACGGGCCAGGCGCCGAGCATGGCCGCGCTCGAGACCTTCTGGAAGGCCATCGATCGCAAGGTCGCAAACCAGATGGCCGATCTCGACCTGATGGAGAAGACGTACGGCATGAAGAAGGACGAGCTCGCGGCCTACAAGGACATGACCGGCCGCAAGCTCGAGGTCTACAACGGCATGATCGCCGGCGAGGCCGACAAGGCGAAGCGCCACCTCGAAGAGATCATCGCGAAGTCGGCGAGCGAGAAGACGCGCGCTAACGCCAAGATCCTGATGGCGCAGATCGATCAGCGTGCGGCCGCCGCGCATCAGGACGCCGTGCGGTGG